TCCTCGAATGCTTGCTCGGACATTCCTGCGTGAGCGAAGTGAACACCCCGAATAGGCTTGTTGAGCATGTCTTCAAATGTCGTCTCATAAGTGATTGGATCGTTGCCTCCGAAGGCTTTCTGAACACCTCCGTGCATTTTTCGGTTAATCAACTTATACGTTGCATAAACGTTCTCTAGCTTCAAGCCGTGAAAACGATTAGAAGGGGTTGCGTGGGCGTCATACTCGCGAAGCAGGTTATACAAATGATCCAGCTCTTCCTGATTTGAGATTAAAATCTTACCAGAGTCAGTGTCGAGTTGCAATGTCTTGTAGAGACCCATTTTGTTCGTGAAAGTCATCATTCTTGTTCGAGCTAAGGCAGTTAGGTTAGAAACGTAATTGACGTTGTATCGTTCAACGTCATACGGGTTTACCTCTTCACGGTATACGTCAGAATAGAACGAGAAGCTCTCTTCATTAGTGATGTTTTGACCGAACTTACCAGTCAAACCGTTCATAAACAGCTTAACCATTTGCTTCTTTGCACCCTTTGAAACTAGTTTCTCGTCTCCAAGCATGTTGAAATAATCAGCTAGAACTGATTGCATTTCGTCGTCAGTCTCATGAAGGAACATTGTCGCGTCGTCCCATTCAGCCCATTCAACGTTCTCAATAAAGTATTTTGCGTCGACTTCAACAAATGTCTTTGTTTCTAATTCTCCCTCCCAGTATACTTTAGTGTTGGCATATTGCGAAGCGGATAAGACATTGCTATGCACGTCGTCAGAAAACTTGAAGCGGAGGTTCTCAAATGAAACCAGTCTTCATATTTGTTGAAAATATTCTTTAATTGGTCCATTGTGGCGATACTCTCGATCATTTCGGGCTCAGTCGGCTTAGGGAACTTCGCGTCTGGAGAGGTTGCTACCGACGGGTACATTGAAACGAAATCGAACTGAACAATTACTTTCATTCTATCTAAATATTGGGGCGCATATAACAGCGCCTCGTAATGGTGTGAAGGGGAACCTGTCAGTCCACCGTAATAAGCCGGCCTTGCGACATTATCCAAGTAACCAATCATTGTTTTGTCGTCAACAGTACCGTAAAATAGACGCTCAGTCAACTCTTTGTTATCAATTCCTAGTTTTTCCATTGCAAAATTCTTAAAATTCTTTAATGAAAGAGATGATGATGTCATTGCGTCAAAGTAATTCGCAATTTGGAACTCGAATAGCAATGCTGTTAGGCGTGCGTCCTGCGTGACATAGCCTTCGTCGTGAATGTCATATTCCTTTTTGTGTTCCCCGAGGATTGCACTGGCTTGATCTTCCAACTTACCTGTAAAGACGTTGTTTGTGTCTCGGATTTGCCAAATTGTGAGCTCTTTGCTGTCTGGGTGGTTCAGAATTGAATACGTTCCACCATATAGACGCCCGTTATT